AATTGTATGATGGTATAATTACTCTTCTAGAATAAAGACCTTCAGTACAATATCCTATATTATATTTGATAATATCTTTTTCAGTAATACCTCTTTTAGTAAGGTAATGAATAGCATGTTTATATTCTGGATTAAACCCACTAGGAACCTCATTAAGAGGTTTAAATTCTTTTGGTAGGGAAATGAACACCTTTGTATCGGCATCCTCTAATTGTGGATTATAATTAGAATCTCCATATATTTCTCTAATGATAGAAATAGTTTTCCTATCAATATCCAATTTCTTTAATAAAGATGTTAATTTTTTACCACCACTATTGCATGTCCAACAATGCCATTTTTGGGTTTCCGTATTAACTTGTAATTTTTGTTTATGGTGATTGCAGAAAGGACAGTAAAATGCCAATTCGTTACCCTTTAATGAGGAGTAACTACCCAACGTATTAGACAACGTGGATATTACGATATTTTTATCAGTTTGCTTCAACACAACTGTAATATACAACAAATATTTGATATTACCAAATATTTACATAAGTATTTTACTCAGAAAACCAAGAATCTGGTATTTCTTTATCCGCATACTTAAATCCGTGTTTATCACACCAATCTGCGTAAGTTGTTTTAGATTTTTTGTTGATTTTATTCTTAGAATTAGAAAATACGAATCGTATATCTAAATTAGGGTTTTGTTCTTTTACTAATAGATGTTTTTTTCTATCTGCAAGAACAAATCTACCCTTTGTTTCTACTATAATATCATTTGGTAACTTAAAATCAGGATTATAAGTGTGTTCAGAAGCAGGTATAGTATAAGCCACTTTTTCTGACTCATATTGAACTTCAATTCCTTTACCCTCGATTTGATTGGAAATATTTTCTTCAAGACCTGACTTAAACCCATACTTTTTTGCAACCCACTTAGGATTGTTCTTTTTTGTAACTTTTTTCTTAGTCATTAAGTTTATTTCTTAAGTGTATCTGAGTATTTTTTCTCATTAATTTCACCACCTCTTCCTGTTTTGAATTTAGCCGCAGTTAATACTTGCTCATCCGCTTTTTTCAAATCATTAGTAGTGTATGGTGTTTTTGCATTTACACCCGCGTCAAATCCAATTTTATCAACACCTAGTGCTGATTGTTGTGCTTTGTATGTTTCTAAAATTTTAGACATATCTTTTGTTTTAGTATAAATATAAATTATGTATCAAAACGAACAATAAAATTAACTGTCAAATCATTCTCCGATTTAATTGGTTGTGGTAATTTTGCTACTGCCAATAAATCACAATCATCATCATACAATCCAATTGTTGTAATAAATGGTGCTAAGAATGAGCCAGTAGAATCTACCGATGAACTTAATTCCCAATGTTCAAATCCACCACTAATTGCAGAATTTACCGAAGAACCAAATCTACGGTCTATAATTTCACCCGTTTCTGTTATTACTTTTTTACGAATATATTTTACTGGCTGAGTAGTGTATATTTTTTGAATTCTATTATCTCCATCGGTATATTGTTCACTTTCTCCACCAATTGTAATAACTGCAGTTGGATTGGTTGATACATTAAATTCATCTTGCTCACATATTAACAAATATTCATGTTCGTAAATAGTTTCTGTGGATTTATATTGAACATCCCAACTTCCTGTTAATTTTGAATTTGAACCACTTGTTATAACAATTAATCCATGATTATAAAATACATTTCCAATTCTTTGAGTACTTCCACTTAACAGCAAATTACTGTATTTATCATCTACATATTTTATACCAGCATCATCCAATAAGACCGAACCTTTTTTTATACCATCTCCTACACAGGATTGTGGTATTGATATTACTTTTGCAGAACCACTTAAAAATCTTTCAGGATTAGTAGTATTATACACATTTGTTTTACTTCCCAATCTATAAAACGGGTCATCCTCTTTACCATTATAAAATTGTGCTCTAAGCTGACCAAATACAGAATATTTGTTATATACTGAGCCACTTAATAATCCAGTAGTAATTGTATTTGCATCATTTGATGTATAGTTTCCATCAACTGCTTCTAATAGGGTTACTCCTGCAGAAGTTTTATCCCATTCCTTATACGCCTTGAATGGACGTATACTAATATCTGACTTAGGTATTCTTTTTAACATATCGTATATAAATATCTCTTAAAGTAAAAACCCAACCTTGTGGGGTTGGGTTAATTTATTTTTAATATTCTCCGATTAGAAATCTAATTTTACTTTGATTGCAATTTCTTTATCAAATGATTTTTCAATTGGTTTAGAAGTTTTTGCTACTGCTAATAATTCGTTTGCATCATCATATAAACCTACTGAAGTGATATACACTTTAGGGTCTCTTTCAAATGTTGATTGAACAAATTGTCCAACTGAACCCGTTACAAATGTTGGATTGTTTGAGAAGTTAAATTCTCTATTGTTTGCTCTTACAAAATAATGCGATGTAGAAACATTTTCAGTTCTACGAGCTTGGAAATCAGCACCCAAATTAATTGATTTGAATAAATTGATTGAACCAGTTGTGTTATGATATACGCTAGTAGCTGAAGTAGTTGCTCCTGCCAAATTACCACCAACAGATGCACTTATTGCAGAAGGATTTAATAAGATAACTCCCATATCCGGATAGAATAAACCATATCCTTGTCCGTTTGATGCAGTATAAGTACTTATTGAAGATGTTAAAGCAGAACCAATATTTAATGAACCACTAACAATATTATAAACTCTACCCGCTGTTGTAACGTTTTCATCAGTTCCACCACTATCATCAATTAATGTAATTAAACCAACTGAACCAGAAAGTTTTAATGAAATATTACCTGGATCCAATCTTTCTTTATATCTTGCTCTATTTACGTTAATTGCGTAAAAATTAATTAAATCATGTCCACCTGCAGTTGAACCACTATATACACTAAAGTAAGGGTCAGCAGAATCTAATAATACATTTCTAAATTGGTTATAAACCGCTTTAGTAGGCATTGTAGATGAATCATCTTGTGTTAAAGTAGGTGCACCGTATCCGTTTACATCACCATACGCGATTGAAAATTGTACTTCTGCTGTGTCTAATGATGGTGCTGCATTGTAAACATCAATGTAGTACTTACCGCTAACATCTGCAACTTGTGTTGATGAAGTATACGCGATGGTTAATGAACCGGTATCACCGCTCCATATTCCAGAAGTTACTATTTCTGTTTTGTTAGTTACTTTATCAATTGCACCAAATTTTTTATAAATACCATTTGAAATAGTATTTGTATCTGCACTAATCTGTTCTCCTTGTCCTAAAAATAGGTTTACGATTCTAACTAACTCGTTAGTATCTACTGGAGTACCTGTTGTGTTTGCAGCTGTTGCTAAGTATTGTGATAGATTACTTGCTAAAAGGGCTCCTCTATTGTCTCTTATTAATGCCATAGTATTTTATTATTGAACGTAAGTTACGGTTACTGGAATAGTTTGTGAACCACCCGTTTCATTACCATAAACTGTAATAGTTGTTCTGATAGTTGAAGTTAATGAACGGTTAGGAATAAATTTGAAAGATAAACCTTTAGCGATTGCTGCTGTTGCAGATACATCATCACCAATAAATACTGGTACTGAACCAACATCTGATGTTACTCCTTCTCCTACAATATCACCTGCGTTTTTATTTGCTAATAGAATAGTATATCCTAAACTTCTATTACCCGCTGGAGATGTAGTTGGAGATAATGCAACTTCACCACTTCTTTGATTTACTGAAACGTTAGGAACACCAAATTCTACAACAGGAATTCTAGTTGTGCTTTTTGGTAATGTTACTAACTTATATTTCATCACCTGTGTTTCATCAGGATTAGCTTCCAATACTGGCATATTTTTAATTGCCGCATCATAATAAGCTGAACCCAATGGGTGAGCTGGTTCATATAAACTGTAATCAATCTCATCATCTGCTAAAGCAAATTGAGTGATGTTAATTCCTCCACCTGCTGCTA